GCGGACAGGGCTGATACATAGCATGGACTTTGATGCAAACGACGCCTACCTGTTAGAGAAGATCGCAATGGCTGAAGCTGAATCAGAGGACACCGAAGGCAAGGCGCTGGTCATGCTGGTGGTTCTGAACCGGGTATGGGATGCAAGGTTCCCGGACACGATCGAAGAAGTGATCATGCAGGACGGAGCATTCACGCCGGTGAGCAATGGCAGATATGACAAGGTGGAGCCGGACGCCGACTGCATAAAGGCAGTGGAGCTGATCACAGTAGAGCACTGGGATGAAAGCCAAGGAGCCCTCTACTTTGAAAAGGCCAGCGACGAAAGCACCTGGCATAGCAGGAACCTGCAGAAGTTATTCACACACGGAGCGCACACCTTCTACACAGAGAAAGAGTGAGGACAATGGGAATCAGAATGGAAGTCAAGCTGACGGATGGGTACCAGCAGCGCTTCACAAGTGCGTGCCTGGCTCAGATCGGAAGCAGAAAAGAGGTAACGAAGATTGAAAATGGCAATGAAGGACGGAAAGATCATGCTGATCGAGGTGGACAATACACAGATGGCAATCATAAAGTCCTGGAACTCAATGAAGTACGACCGGCGCAAAAACATGATGATCGGAGACTGCAGCAAGGAACTGCTGGACAAGCTCTCCAAAATCGTGAGACTGCCACCGGCCATAGAAAGCTACAGGCAGCGATTGGATGAAACACAGCGAGCCGTAGATAAGATGCGAATCGAGAAGGAACCGGAGGCCCTGGTTAAATACCCGGTGCAGGGCAGCCTTTACGAGCATCAGGTAAGAGCAGCCAACATGGCGCTCCTGACGTTCGGCCTCGCGGATCCAAAAGAGGTACTGAAATCAGAATAGGAGGCAACTATGACATACGATGAAATCATCGAACAGCTGGAGGTCACCAAGAGCAAAATCAAAGAGATCGCCCGGAACGAATATGGTGGAGAGTCATGGAACGACGACCTGGATGCGTTGACTGAAGCAGCGGACATCGTCGCAGACTACAGCAAAGCAACAGCTCAGGCATCAGAGATGAGCCAGAAGTACGAACAGCCAGCAATGGCGGTCAGACGTGCAGCAGGGCTTTATACCTGTCCGCTTTGCGGCAAGAGAACACAGGTCGGCCACACACACTGCCACTGGTGCGGGAAGAAGCTCTCCTGGGGCAGAGAAGCATACGCAGACCGCGACTACCCACATATGAGCACGAAGGGAGGCAGGAGACGATGATCATACAGTTAGAGATTCCAAAGGAATTCGCAAAAGACTACGCAAACAATAGATTTGATGACTTCTTCAGGAGAGTCTATGCGGATATTGATAACGAAGGAATGTGCGGCAATTACGAAGGCGAAACAGCTCAGATGATGGCGCGCGCATTCAAAGAATCGAGGTGCCTGGACTATGAGAAAACTCGTTGATGCACCCAGGAAGAAGAAACAGTGGACCGAGAAAGAGGAAGCCTACCTGCAGGATAAATGGGGCACGGTCTCCATCAAAGGACTGTCCAAGGCTCTCGGCCGATCGGAGAATGCAATCATCGTCAGAGCGCAGCGGCTCGGATGCGGCGCACACCTGGCCGGAGACACAAGGATATCCCTGAATCAGCTCATGCTTGCAATCTACGGAAAGAACATGCTCGGCTACACCAGCGACAAGCTGATCCGATACGGACTGCCGGTCAAATGGCACGTAGTGAAGAAGAACCGGTTCAGGGTGATCGACATCGATGCATTCTGGAAATGGGCCGAGGATAACAAGAGCATCCTGGACTTCTCCCGGTTCGAGAAATACAGTCTCGGAGCAGAACCGGACTGGGTGAATGTGAAGCGCAAGGCGGATTATAAAAAGCTGCAGCTTCACGGCCAGCACAACGCAGCGTGGACGAAGACAGAAGACGACAAGCTCCGGTACCTACTCAGCAAAGGAACATATACATACAGCGACCTGGCAGCAGAGCTGAGACATTCAGAAGGAGCCATCAAGCGCAGGATCCTAGACCTTGGAATCAATAAGAAGCCCGTGCGGTGCCCCCCCCGAAAATGGACGGAGGACGAAGTGGAAACCTTATGCCGCATGGTAGACGAAGGCTACGATTTCACACTGATCGCAGAGAAGCTGAACCGGACAGCGCTGGCCACGCGCGGAAAATACGAGCGGCTGCAGAATCCGGAATATAACAAACGATACAACCGCGGGCAGAATGAGGACTACGAATACCAGGGAATCAGAAGCATAAGCGGAAAAGACATCCTGAAAGACAGAGAGCTGATGGATGGCGCCGAGTTCCAGGAGCTGGAGCCGGTAGCAAATAAGTGAAGGAGGAAAGTAAATGGCAGCCAACACAAATAAGGGCTTCGGTCTTTTATTTGAAATGGGATGCGGCAAGACCAGGACAGCAATCGCTATCGCAGGAGCCGCATACCAAAAAGGTGCGATCCAGAGAGTCTTGGTAATCGCACCAACGTCCGTCGTGTCGGTCTGGCCAAAAGAGATCGCAGAGGTCGCAGACTTCAAAGTGACCTGCAAAGCGCTCCTGGGAACGAAACAACAAAGGATCCGAATGATTGAAGACCTGCAGGCGTTCCCGTTCAAAGCGCTCAAGGTCGCCGTGATCAACTACGAATCAACCTGGAGAGATGGACTGTTTGAAAAGCTCCAGGAATACGACGCTGACCTGATTATATGCGATGAGAGCCAGCGAATCAAGACACACGACGCAGAGCAGAGCAAAGCAATACATAAGCTAGGAGACCAGGCGAGGTACAAGCTCATCCTCTCCGGAACACCGGTACAGAATGATGCAATCGACATCTGGAGTCAGTACCGGTTCCTGGACGCTTCGATCTTCGGCCGGAACTTCTACCAATTCAGAAACCGGTACGCGATCATGGGAGGCTTCAACCGAAAGCAGATCGTCGGATACAAGGACCTGGACGGTCTGATCCGAAAAGAGCACTCGATCGCATTCAGAATTACGAAGGAAGAAGCAATCGACCTGCCGGAGCAGACGTTCATCAAGAGGAAGGTCCAGCTCGGCAAAAAGGAAAAAGACCTATACAACCAGATCAAGCGAAGCAGCTATGCAGAATTATCCAACGGAGACAAGATCACGGCCACAACCGTACTGACAAGGCTCCTGAGACTGCAGCAGCTGGCCGGAGGATTCCTGGTCACAGACGACAGCGACAAGCCGGAGCTCGTCAACACAGCGAAGCTGGATGCGCTCCAGGATATCATCGAGGACTACGTACTAGGCGCAGGAAAGAAGCTGGTAATCTTCGCAAGGTTTATCCCGGAAGTAACCGCCATCATGAAAATGATAGATAAGACCTTCCAGAAGACAGGAAAGAAGCAGGTGGCCATCTATGGAGCAATTAAGAAAGAAGACCGCGGACCGATCATCAAACAGTTTCAGGAAGATCCAGACACCGTGATCATCGTCGGCCAGATCGACACCCTCGGCGTCGGAGTAACCCTGACAGCTGCAGATACATGCGTCTACTATTCAAAGAACTTCAACTACGCCACATACGAACAGAGCCTCTCCAGGATCCACCGAATCGGCCAGAGAAACACATGCACATACATCGACCTGGAGACCGAAGGAACCGTGGATGAGATGATCGGCAAGGCACTGGCCAGAAAAGAAGATATGGCTAAGACAGTCGTGGATGACTGGCGTGCGTACTTTGAATAGGAGGCAACATGATGATATTAAAGAAAATCGCTCACAAGGTCGCTCAGGCATTCAGACTGGCCCAGGCTGCCGATAAGAAACTGTCAACTGGCATAGCAGCAGCGCTGGACGCTAAGGCAGAGCAGCTAAGAGAATACGAAAAGAGCTTCGAGCCAGAACCTCCGGAACCGGATCCTTTGCTGGAAGCGCGCACATCACTGGCGCAGGCTGGATTCAGTGCAGCAGCAGCCACATATGCGCTCCGGAGATTCGCGGAAGCATTGAAGCCGGAGCCATTGAGCCACCTGACCAATAACTGGCGCAAGATGCACGGTCTGCCGATGCATCGAAAACCTGCAGCGTTCAGGAGAAGGAGGAAAACTAAATGAAAGATGAGACAACGATAAACAGCTACGAATTAACGCTGACACCAAACTATGTATCAGATTGGAATTTTAATGATGCTCTCAGGGAGTTGATACAGAACGGCACTGATCAGGAGGTGTTGGATCCAGATAACGAATTCCAGATCGACTACAGCCAAAAGGAAAAAGTGCTCCGACTCAAGAACCGGAAGTCTGTTCTTAAAATAAATACCTTGCTTTTAGGAAGAAGCAGCAAGGCGAATAACGAGGACACGGTCGGACAGTTCGGAGAAGGCTACAAGATCGCAGCATTGGTTCTGAATAGACTAGGGAAGACCTTCACGATTTACAACAATGAAAAAAATGAGGTCTGGGAATCCCGATTCAAAAATTCAGAGAAATGGCTGGAAAAAATTCTCTGCTTTTACGTCAGCAAACGAAAAACAGATGACCACGGCCTATGTATCGAAGTAGGCAATGTCACGCAGGGAGAATTTAATGATTTATACAAGGTATGGCTCCACTTGGACGATTGCGACTACAGCAAAGCGGAAACGAAGTATGGAGAAATCATCTTGGACGAAGCATATGCCGGAGAAGTGTACGTCAACGGCTTATTTGTGGACTGCAATAGCGATCTGAAATACGGTTACAATTTTAAGCCAAAATACATACGCCTGGAGCGCGATAGAAAAACCTGCGACACATGGAATGTTGAAGACACAACATCGCTCATGATTGCAGAGGCAATGGTAAAAGGAGACGTTCCGATGGAAAAAGTGCGGAGGATGGTCGAGGAAAGAGCCGACGACGTGTACCATTTCGAGTTCAACGCCTACAGCGACGACGTGAAAAAAGTTCAGGAAATGCTGATAGAATCATTCGATACACAAAACCCGCAGCCATACTCTGTGCCGGTAGATTCGCAGGAGGATATAAGAAAAGTTAAGGCATACGGAGGGAATCCAGTAGTCGTTCCAGCAGGCGTGGCGAAGCTGCTCAAGAAAGAAAAAGACAAGCGTATCAAAGCGCTTACAGAAATCCCATGCGCCAACGTTATGACTTTGAAAGATAAATTCAATCGCTGGTACGACGTATACGCGGAAGACATCCGGGACGAAGCGCGAATGGAAATAAGAAATCTCATTGATGAACTGGAGTGATCAACATGGATAAAATCGTGATCTGCAAGCAGTGCGGTCGACCAGAATACTGGGGAGAGATGCGGTGGTTATCGGGAAAGTGCACCTGCAGAAATTGCTATCGAGCAAACTGGCAGGATGAGAATAAAGCACTGTATGAATGGGACGACCTGGACGGCCCACGTCCAACCATGGACGAATACGAGAAGCAGGAGAAGGAGGCGAGAGAATAATGGCTGAAGTTAAGATCTGGCCGAGAGGCCAAACGGAAACCGGAGGCATCCTGCTGATGCCGATGAAGAAAAACATCCCAAAAGGGCATCCGGAATGGAGCCTGGTAAAATGTCCGATCTGCGGACAAGAATGCTGGAGACCAATGTCAAGACAGGAGCTCCGGCAGAAGAAAATGCAAGCAGCCTGCACAGAGTGCGGACTCAAAATAGAAAGTAGGAGGAACCAACCATGAAACTCACTGAAATGCTCGGCCAGTACGAGGAACTTCTCGACAAGAAGGATCAGCTGGCCAAAGACACCGAGGACAACAATGCAGCCATCGATAAGCTGAAGGCAGAGATCGCAGAAATGATGATCGACGAAGATATCCCGTCCCAGGGATACGGCGACTACATCTACAGCCTCCAGGATAAGGTCAAATACTCCAAGCGTGGAGAAGCCTACCTGCAGGAACGCGGCCTGGACTTCTTCGAGGTACTCAGAGAACAGGGCCTCGGCGAGCTCATCAAAGAAACCGTCAATGCAGGATCCCTGCAGAGTGCGATGAAAGAAATCGCCGAAGAAAACGACGGAGAGCTGCCGCCGGAGCTGGATGAGGTCGTAAGCAGCTACGAGATGACCGACATCGCCAGACGCAAATCAACCAACAAAGCACTCAAAAGAGCGAAAGGAGAATAAACCATGGAACAATTAGAATTTGATTGTCGCCTCGAATCAGAGCGCGAGCTCGAAGAAAACGTAAACATCGCCCTGGAATTTGCCTGCAAGCAGGTCAAGGAAACCAGCAAGTCGAAGGTATCGAACCGCCACGACGGATACGGTATCGCTTCAGAATTCTACGCAGGCATGAAGCTCGACCAGAAGAAGGTAGATGAGAGCATGAAAGACTTCCTGCGCATCCTTCCAACAGAGGATGATGCCAAGGCAGTCGAAGCAGCCAGCAGCCTGAAGAATGCAGCAACCGGCCTGGTACTCCAGGCGACAAAGCTCGCAGCGCAGGCAGACAGAATCATGCACGACTTATACGAAGAAGTCAGCAACTACACCACACCGGTGGAAGATTATCTGGAGGGACAGTTCGAGGACGCAGAAGCGGATCCGGAAGCTGAAGCAGAGGAAGAACAGGAGGACGCTGAATAATGGCAGGGCTCACAGTTAACGAGGTAACACGCATCGAGGTATCCGATTCAGAAGGCAATGCAATGCACCAGGGTGACACAATCGTCCTGAGAATCGATACAGAGGACATCCTCTGCGTCTTTGAAGGCATTAAGAGTGGATACTTCATCACCAAGACATGCGACGACGGAATCGAGAACCGGTACCGTGTAAAGAGCATCAAAAAATCCAAAGTGGTAAAAGCAGCATCCCTGGATGCAGAGAATAAGGAGGAATAAGACATGGCAGCAGCAAAGAACGAACTCGCAACAATGGAGAGCTTCAAGATCGTAACCGGCATGGAGGCGATGGATGAGGAGCTCAGAGCAGAGCTGGAAGATGAGCTCGGAGACCTGGACGATGATGGTGGCATTGACGCCAAGAGAATCAAAATCCCATCTGGCGGAGGAAAAGCCTTCGAGGTTGAGACGGACGATCCAGACGATCCGGAGGTAATGAAAGAAGTTAGTGGCGTGATCATTTTCACGCACCGCATGAATGCCTACTGGTCACAGAAGCTCGGAGAAGCAGGAGATGATGGAGATACAAGTAAGATCCCGGACTGTAGTTCCATGGACGGAAAGCAGGGACTCAACAGAATTACTGGAGAAATCAGAACCTGCGACACCTGCTCGTATAACCAGTTCGGAACTGATAGCAAGGGAAAAGGCAAGGCGTGCAAAAATACTCGCCGCCTTTACATCATGATGGATGAGCGTCCGGACATTTATCTCCTGACAGTGCCGCCAACATCGATCAGGGATATCAATAAGGCTTTGAAAAAAATCATGGGGCAGCAGCACATCCCATACAGCCACATGGTCGTGACTTTCAAGCTCACAACATCAGAGAACGGAGACGGTATCAAATTCAGCAAAGTCACCCTGGAAAAGAAGGGAGTGCTCCCGTCGAACGTTTACGCAAAGACCGCAGAGCTCCGCAAGGCAATGAAGCAGAGCTATGAGAGCGTAGCGATCACAACAGACGACTACAAGGAAGCAGCACCAATGGAAGCAACTCCGGAAGTCGGCCCTGACGGATTCATGCAGGCAGGCGACATCCAGGACGGAGAGCTGCCATTTGACTAAACCACAAAGCAGGGCGGTCACCACGGCCGCCTTGCAGAATTGGAGGTAAACGATGGCTAAGAACTTAAAGGAATTTATACAGTGCGGAAGGGATCCTGCATACCTGAAGAACGGAGACGTCATCACAGAGGAACTCGCCTGGGAGATCGTCGGCCAGGAAGGATACGCTGACGGATGCCTGGATTGGGAGTTTGAGATCACACAGAGCCGCATCGTGGAAGACATCATCGGAGGCGAGGGCGTCTATGAAACCATCTACAGAGAGAGCCCGGACCACCCATGGCAATATATCGGATTATGCGCAGCGGGAAAAGATAAGAACCTCGCGCCGATCCACGCCAAGACAACCTACGTCTGCAGCAAATACAGAGCAAAAAACGAAGTGGAACTGCAACAGCACATCAGGGACGCCGTAGAAGCATGCCGGAAGGTGCACGAAAGAGGAAACATACCAATCGCGCCGCATCTTTACTGGCCAAGATTCCTGGATGACAACGATCCCCAGGATCGCGACTACGGAATAGCAGCAGGCCTGGAAGCACTGAAGCGCTGCGATGAGATGATCGTAATCATCAGACAGGAAGGTCCGGAAGAAGAATGGATCAGTCAGGGAATGCAGGCTGAAATCGCTGCTGCGGCAAAGATGGGAATCGAGCCGCAGTTCATATACATAGGCAAAGAAAAGAGGTAACACCATGAACACGGCAG